GACTGTTGGTTCAGAGTCGATATATCTGAGGACCAGCCGCGGGTAAACCCGATGAACAACGCCGGTTAAGTCGTCTTTAATGAGAAGCTGCCCGTATGGATCGGTCCGGCCTTGCACGGTACCGGTAGTTTCCCGACCGACGCCGCCGAACATGACCTTGTACGCGACCCGCCTGCCTTTGCGCGGCCTGATCATAACACCACCGGCGTATTGCCGTAACCTTCCCAAGCTTCGCAGTCCCAAATGCCTTGCTTTGCTGCTTTGCAATGCTGTTCCATCCAGTAATTGATATTGCCTTGAACGGCTTTCGGCAGCTTCAGCGGGTTTATACCTGAGAAGTTGAAAACGTACTTGCCGGGCGTAGCTTCGGAACTGAAGCGATTAACTCGTGCAGCCGTGCCTTTGTCGTCGTGCTTAACAACAATATGTGTATCGAATTTTTGAATCAGCCATTTCGGACATTGGGCCATTCTAATATTTTCTACCTGTGGAATCATTTATCTTCACGCTCCTTATTATTCAAATTTTCTCCACATATCCACGTCACGGCCTTTCGACACTATGCCGCGCTTATCGCATTCTTCCTTCATCCAGTTATTCACGCGGTTTTTCAGGCGATCATCGATCTGATGCGGCGTTTCACCCACGTAATTGAAGTTGTTCAGGTATTCATCGAACCAAATACTTGTGAACACACCGTTTCTCGAATGCTTTACAACCAGCTTTTGACCGTTCTCTACCGCAATGACTGACCAACTTTTATACATCATCAGCAATTCATCGCCTATATCCACTACGTTTTTACCTCCACTACGTTGTTTTTATGTCTTGTTACAACTACGGTCATTCAATACTGAACTGGCGTAGTCCTGTTTTGCGATCTACTGTGTACTCTTGGATACCGTCCCAAACTCTACGATGTCTAATCTTATCATCGAAATACTGTAGCGGCACGTTCTCAGGTGTAAAAGGTCCTCCGGGCGTCTCTTCAATGTACTTTTTAATACGCAGCTGGATGGTCTGATAGTCGATTCCCAGCAGTTTCGAAACCGTCGTCATAGGCCAGCCACACCGCAGTAATATAAGCATTTTCTCTACCGGCGGCAATTCGTCCATAAACCTGTGCGGGTCTTTTAATAGGTTCTGCTGCTTGAATATAACGTACGTTGACCCGTAATGCGCTCGACCTGAGAGGATAGCGTATGCTGTAGCAAGGTAATCAGGATCAAGCTGTAGCGTTGGTTCTGTAAGCTTTAGTTTTCTGTAGCGGCGGTTCGTGTCTGGCACTACAAATTGCACCTCCTAGCGATGTAACAAAATTGATTTTGGCGGGTTTCAAACCCTCAGAAATGACTAGACGTGTAAAAAACGACTTAAGTACTAATAGTTATATGATAACATGTAGAGTATTAAATGTAAAGTATATAAGTATTTATAGTTAGTTGAATTTTTGCATATACATACTTTCCTGTGGGAGTATAAAAGTAACCTCTACTACACTATAAATACTACAAGTTCTTCTGTATACATTCGTTTTTCGGAAATGGTCCGACCCATTATAGCCGACTTATAGCTGACTTGAAATAGTCTTTAATGTAGAACCACTACAAGTCGTGCCATAATGAGTCAGAACTGCCTTATTCTTCCAACCGGTCTGCTTGAATATACGCCGCGTCTGTCAAAAGTTGGTTAGCGAGTTTGATCATGAGCTTTGGGTCGGCGAAAACGGTCACGGAATTTCCATCTTCATCCACAATGTTGAACCACGACAGCGTTTTATCGTCAGATTGATTAGCCTTTACCTCAGCTACATGGTGCAGATTTACGGACATTGACATGTTTACACGCTCCTATAGGATAATTGTAGTTGCCGTTACTCTCACACGGCTGTATTCACTGTTATAGCGGTTGGTTATTCGTGCGACATTGCGCGGTAGATGCTGAATGTTTTAGCTGGAAGCGGGTATTCACCCATCCATACCGCATCTGGATACGATGTTCTCCAGATAGTATTGCCCGCTGGCCCGTCTTTAAGGACTGCTACACGGTGCGAACCCGTAGGCGTCACCTCTTGAATTACGTAGACTGCGCGCCGGTTACCGTTGGTATCGAACGGTTTTTCGTGGGACAACTTCGTTACAGTTAACATTACTCCACTACCTCCTTTGGCATAATAGCCGCGTTAATTGTAGTCATGATATCGCCAACACGCTTTGCAATGCCACCCTCTGCTACCCATTCCGTCAGTGTATCGTGTACGTACTGCGCTTCCTCTATCGGGCAGTTTTCCCAGTCACCGTTCGGATCGATGGCCTGCATGAAGTCCTGCACCTCGACCCATTCAATCGCGAGGATGACGGTGATACCAAGGTCAAGCACATTCGCATCCAGCAGAACCGTGCAAGCCCGCTCCGCTGCTTTGTCCCCTTCAGCTGTCTTCGGTAAATCCATTACCCGCTTCAATTCCACACACGCTGCTGCCTGCTTCCTCAGACTCAAATCCTTCACCTTAACCATGTATACCATCTCCTTCAGTTATATTGTAGTGCTATTCCTTCGTGTAACCGTCGAACCAGCCTTTACCTTTTGTTGAAGGCTTACTGCAATGTGCTTTCGCTTCCTCCAGCGTCAGCCCTGTTTGCAGAACCTTCGGCTTCCGACCCGATTGATAATAGCGAACGATTTTATAAGTTTGCATGTGCACCCGCTCCTTCAGCTATATTGTAGTGTTGCTGTCGCTTATAAGTAGCGGTCTCACATCCGCCGGTTCGCTGTCTCTCTCTTAACTAACTTCATTGTAGCACACATTCTGTAGTAGTGCAATAGGTAATTTCGTGTAGTGCTAGATAAATTTTTCGATGTAGTTGATCACGCCTTGCAGCGTCTTGCGTGTCACCACGTTCCGGCCTGCGAAATCGTCGCTGTCGCGGTCTGTCGTCTTGGTTGTGTCCAGTTCGTAGCGATCCGGGTACACACATACATTAATATGGTAGAAGCTGCCGGATATAACGATGTGGTCAAAGCCGTCGTTTCCGTAGCGGTCGATGTGCTGCACACGGCGCATACACTCCGACTCTTTGACTGCTGCGATGACTTCGAGAGAACGCGTGTCGACCACGTCTTCCTCAGCTGCGTCAGCTGCGCCCATTTCGTTCAGGTCGTGCGCTTGTAGTGCGTCAAGCCATTCCTCAGCTGTAGCAAAGTCAACTGCGCGTGGTTGTGGCGTTCTCATTGTACTCGCCCTCCGTTTCGGTGTGTGTTGCTCATGTACTTATAGTATCACCACTACAGGATTTTGTAAACAGGGTAATCACAAGATGCAGTATTAACGCTGTAGTGCACTAAAGCCACCTATGTTTGTAGTGCGATAGCGCGCTGATGTTGTAGCGATGTGGCGCGTTTTTGCGGCGATGTTGTGTCGCGTTAATGCTGTAGTACTTTAGCGAGATGAAGCCCCACTACCCTACCGGGTTAGGGCCAAAACCGGAGTCCCACCGCACGGGTTACGGGTCGAGAACAGGGGGAAGGCAATATTTCAATCATTGTCACTACCGACCCGAACGAATACTACACTACCGGGTACTACCGGTGGCGGGTCCAAATAAGTACCTTTAATATTCCCCTTGCATGTTCCATATGCCGTATGCTATAATTTGGACATACCCATCTGGTCGATGGAATGAGATTCTGAATGTCGCCAACATCGGAATCCTATCGAGTTTTCTTCAGATGTCTATGCCTAAACACCTGAGGACTCGAAGTAAAGAGCTGAGGACTTGCCGGTCCCGGCTCTTTTTCTTTTTGTCAAAAAGTGGTTGTCTATTAAATGTTGTACATGCTATACTAGATTCATAGGCAGCCTTGGACAGCGGCCTTCAAAATTCATAGTGCGCGGTCCTTAGACCGGCATATGCAGCCGAACGTATGCGGGTACACTACGCTGCAAAGAGAAAAGCGCTCAGGGCTAACGAACCCTTGGGCGCTTTTACTTTTACACCCCTATGGCATGAGGTACTTGTCTTCCCCTGTCCGGCCTTACTCCAGCTTAGAATCGCCGGGCGGACCAGAATCCGCCGGTCAAATCCACCCCTATCCTTCAGATATAATATATTGCATATAACACATGGACATGCTAGAATAATAGACAAGTTAATAGAAAGGGATGGGGCAAAGATGAAGCAAACATTTAACGTTACAATCACGTTCGAGAAGCAAATGACGGAGGAAGACGTAGCACAAGCGCTGAAGGCGTTCGGCACGAAGGTCGCCTTCGAGCAGCACGGCACGACGCGAACACGGGAGCTTATAACCGATCAGTTCGAACTGAAGCCGGAAGATAACCTGCACGTAGCCGTGGCGGTGGTTCTATGAGAGTTGTTACAAAAATTAATGTGATAGAAGAGATGTCGGCTGAGGAAACACAATTGCTGGTTGACGACCGCGCGAAGTACGGCGATGTCGCCTTTCATGAAAAGCTTGAAATCGCGAAAGCAGAAACAGCCGATATGATTAGGTCAGCCGTCAAAGAAGCGCTTGACCTTGACAACGGTAGTACCAGTTACATGCTTGATGTAGCGGTGGAGGTGATTCTATGATCGGCTGGTTTAAGCGCATTCGATGGGAGTTAGAAACACACTTCCAGATTATGCAAACCATAGAGCGTCAGGCCGACGCTTGGAAGGGTTACACAATCGACCACGCCGGAAAGCTGACCGACCATCTTGTTCGTATACAACAGCTGGAGAAGCAGGTCGAAAACCTTACCAAGCAGGTCCTCTATTTGGAGGAATTGAGTGACAATGTAGGAGTACTGGAGAAACTGCTTGCCAAACAGGACGACCGCATTCTAAGAATGGAAGGGCAAATGCCATGAACGACAATTCCGTACATTTGGAAAAGATCAAGTTCGAAGTTCGGGCGATCATCGAGAACGACTACTTAGACGACCTGAAGAATATCGACGCACGTGCGGTAGACGACTTCTATCATAACCAGACGCGAATCATGCTTCGTCAGCTATTACTGGCGCAGAAAAACGTGAAGTACCCTACGGTATCTTATCCGAAAACATGGTGGGACGGATTTAAGCTAGCGTGTTTCCCTAAGTACCTGCTGAAGCGGTTCCCGGCGGAGTTCACGACTGTTCATTTCGACGTATCTATCGTCTATCCTCAGATCGAATTGCCACGTGAACGGAGCTTTGTTCATGTAAAGACGCGAGAGGAAACGACGGCGAACTGGGGAGGGTACAAGGAATGAACACCCTAACGGAAATCCTTCAGGTACACCCCGAATTTACCAGTAAATCGCCGCTGGAGCGCAGCATCACCGCAGCTCTGGCGACGGCGTTCCAAGACAGTAAGAAAGCCTTCGCGCTTGGGCCGGACGAGCTGGTCTTCGAACTGAATCGGGGGACGGAGCAGCAATGGCGGGAGTTTTTAGCCATGACTCCCGTCAAGAATTATATAAGACAGCGTTTAGCTGAAGAAGCGGATATTGCCAGCCGCAAGGCACTCAGTACTCTTACCAGAGAAGCCCTTTCCGGCGACGTTCAAGCGATCAACCGGCTAAACGACTTGGCGGGCCTGCTGAACAAGGGCAGCTCGAATAAGATCGTCGTGCTTCACCGCATCCCGCGCCCGGAGGTGTCGAATGGGGCTGAATGACGCGGTTGTAAGTCGAATCATTGCAATTGTCGTTGTCGCTATAGTCACAATAAGCGCTGGAGTCGGAATCTATATAGGGTGGTGCATTTGGGGATGAGATGGGAAATTGTGAATGGCAAGAAGACTTTGGTCCTGACATATGACGAGTACTTTAAAGCCGGTCAGCTCATGACGCCGGAAGAAGCCAGAAAACTATTGGAGGTAGAGAAAAATGCAAAATAACCTTGTAGACCACATTGGCAGTACTGTTACCGTCTGGACGAAAGACGGCAACGCAATGGAAGACCGTACGCTTCTCACCGTAGATAGCTACGGCGTAGTGGTTACACAGTGGAACAACGAAAGCCGCGCAGTCTTCGTACCTTGGGTACATGTCAATTACATCGACTATCCAGCCGCTTTGCGCCCTACACTTGCTAAAGTCGATACGAAGGATGAGGTGTACTATAATGTCCGTTAAAACATACGTAACGAAACCACAAGAGGTAAGAGCACTACAATGGACCGGCAATAACCGCGCTACGGTGCTGGACTTCACGAACGAAGGCTGGTTCTCAGGTCACGACGAGTTTTACATGCATGAAAAGGGCAGAAGCATCCCAGTACTGGTAATGCCGGGCATGTGGCTGACAAAAGATGTACACGGTGATATCGAAATACTGACCGATAAGGATTTCCAAGAACGCTACGACGAGGTGACGGACTAATGAGTATGAATCAACCAGAAATGCAGCCGTACATGGGCGCAGCGCCCGGACCTGTGGAACCGCCTGAGCAAGAGCCGAACATGGACCCATCCGACGAGACAGCGGTTGTTCGCATGCAGCTCCTTGATTTTGTGACGGAGATTCGCTTTCAGACGGACGTAGACCTGCCGACCCGCGCAGAAGCCATTGCCAAGCTTGCCGGAGCGTATAAGCAGCTCGTTCCAGATGCCGCGGGTATGGACCCGCAGCAAGAGTTCCAGCTTAAAGTAGCCGAGCTTCAGCTGAAGAAACAAGAAATGCAGGCCAAGCTGGAATTTGAAGCGCAGAAGCATCAACAGCAGATGCAGATGGATCAAGAGAAGCACTCTCTTGACCTACAAAACCAGCAGACGCAAAATGCTTTCTCTTTACAACAAGGGGAACAACAGCTTCAACATAAACAACAGCAGCATGAACAGTCTCTACAGTTATCCAGAGAAAAATCAGCCGAGAAAGCTAAGCAGCAGAAGGCTCCAGAGGGTGAATAAGCTATGTCTGATAAACTATATCGGCAAATCGCGCATGTCCCGGAAGACGGGATAGGCTTAATCATCCATACAAGCCGCAGTTATCAAGACCGTTTCCTTCAAACCGTATGGAAGCTGAACCCTATGCTTCAGGCGCAGCTTAACCGGGCGAACAACACGATCATACTGCCGAACGGGTTCAAATGGCGGTCCGTGGTCTTCTACCGAATGGAGGACCTGCAAGGCATTCGTCCTGAACTGGTCCTGCTGGACGGTATTGATCCAGATAACCCGGCTATCAAGTACATGAAAGCGAGGGGCGCGCATGTTGAACCTTTGTCAAAACTGTCACCTAGATCATATGCGGAAGCCGGAAGATGAACACCCGGCCTACCTGTACTGCCCCAGTTGCCAAGCCATTGAATTAACGTATGATCCGATGCCACATCAAGAAGCTTTCCACGCGACGGACTATCGCTACAACGATGACGGCTCCATTAAACTACAGATTATCGGCGTCTTCGGCGGATACGGTTCGTCGAAGTCCCGCGCTTCCCTTGAAGAATGTCTCATACGTTGTCTAGAGAACCCTGGTGGCACGGGGCTTTTCTGCGCTCCGACGCTGGGTCAGCTGAAGAAAACGACGATGAAGACGTTCTTCAACGAAATCTGTCCGCCGCAGCTGATTGAAAGCTTTAACAAATCTGATATGGAGTTGAAGATGGTCAATGGCTTTGTTTGGTATTTTATCCCGACTGACGACGAAGAAAAACTCCGTTCCATCAACGCCGGTATTATCCACATGGAAGAAGCGTCAGGCATCAACCGTACGATCTACGACCAGTTGGCAACCCGTATGCGTGATCCATTCACAGCAAACCGCGTCATGTTCGTCTGCTCTAACCCAGACGTCGGCTGGATACGGGACGTACTCGTTGAAAACGAATCACGTAAAGATAAGGCGCACCCAGAACATAACGACTACAACCCGGCTATTGTAACTTATATATGGCCTACGCATCTTAACAAGTACTTACCGCCGGACTTTATCGACAACCTGCGTAAAGGTAGGCCGGAATGGTGGCAAGCGCGGTATCTCGACGGCAGCTTTAAGTACTCCGAAGGTTTGGTCTATCCGAAGGTCGGGGATTGTTTCACAACCTACGCGGAGTACTTCGGCGGTAAAGAAGTACCGAAGTCATGGCTGAAGGGCGTGTCGATGGACTGGGGCATGCGGAACGCTACAGCGATCTACTTCCACGCGATTAACCCTATTCTTGGCGAAGTTGTCACCTATAAAGAGTACTACGTACCGGGCAAAACTGTGCCGGAACACGCCAAAGAGCTGAAGCCGATGATCGACGAAATCTCTCCGGGCACACTCTACGCGATGGTTGCCGATCCGAGTACAAACAACAAGACGGACCCGGTAAATGGGAAGTCGGTCATGGGCCTGTTCCAAGAGTACGACATCTTCTTCCAGCCCGGTAACAACCATATGGAAGCCGGGATACTACGGGTCAACAGCTACATAGAGCGCGGCAAATGGAAGATACTCACTGACCGAAATCCGAACCTTGCCCGCGAACTGATCAACTACAAGTACCCGGAGCAGACGCTCGACGATAAGAAGAACCCGGACGAAAAGCCGATCAAGAAAGACGACCACGGGCCTGACAGCTGCCGGTATTGGTTCATGAGACTGCCGGAAGACCCGGACCTCTTGTTTACACTCTCCAGTTATGAAACGCCGACGCGTTATAAGCGGGAAGAAGACGACGAGGACGAAGACTGGGACGACTACAACGAAGACGGAAAAGATTATCTTTCCTATATCTAGAAGGGAGTATACAATGGGACTATATACAATTTACTGGTCTGATATGACTTTTCTGTCTTACGAAATGACTGCAAAGCAGTACGACAAGTTCTGTGAAGCGGCGGCGGAAAACAGAGCATACGTTAAGCTTCACGATGTAGGGTTCTTCATCCTTAAAGACGTACGGATGATCGTTCCAGTTGTCGAAAAAGAGATTGAGGAAAACAAGGGAACTGATCCAGACTTTACGGTCGAAGAAGCGGCTTACATGGACGCCATGCGCGTTGCACAAGAACTGGCAGAACAAGATGACAGTGAAGATGTCGATTATGGCGGAGGTGGAATGATTTAATGCCAAACCAGCAATTACAGCCGGACCAAAAAGGCGTGAACGCGCCGAAACCAAAGGCCAGCGCTAAGGACGAAGCTGAACGCGTCAACCGCATGCAGGCCCGCTACCGCAAGGCGGAAAACGCAGTACTGCCGAAGCACCAGCAATTTAAGATACTGGATACCTTCGACCGGGGCGAACAATGGAAAGACCAATCGCTTCCGCCGTGGATTCCGAAGCCGGTTGCGAACTGGATGCGTTACGTGCGTACAATCAAGCGGGCGAACCTCGCGTCGGCTATTCCTTCAGCTAACTACACGGCACGGACGCCGGAGCAGGCCCCTTTGGTGGACAAACTGCATAAGGCGTACAAGCATGTATGGGAAGTGGAGAAGGTTCCGCGTATTATCCGCCGCTGCATCGACCGTTCTCTAATCCAAGGAACGGCAATTGCGACGGTCTATAACGACGAATCGGCCTATGGCGGTCAGTACTTCGGTCCAAATGACCCGAAAAACGCTCTGTATCAAGGCAAAATCTGCGTAAAACGGTTCCCATTGACCCGGTTCTTCCCGGACCCGGACGCTTACTGCCTCGATGATTGTAAGTACATCGAAACAACGGACAACCTGCCGCTTCGTACGGTTAAAGCGAACAAAAAGTATCAAGAGTATGCAGGTAAAAAGCTGGCTGAGATTACAACGCAGCAGCTTGCGCAGTCCGAAACGGAAGCTGGAGACGCCTTCGACCGCGATCAAACGATTTCCGGCGGGCAGACGTTCCAAACCCACAACGACGAGATGGTTACGGTTCATACGCATTGGGAACGGTACATCAACGATCAAGGCCGTTGGCAAATGGACGTTACGCAGTACTTATCCGGCGCTAATTTCGAGCTTTACCGCGTAGAGGACGCTAAGCCGAGCGTTTATCCGTTCGCGGTACTGTACGACGAGGAAGAAGAAAACGACTTCTGGGGCGGCTCCACGCTGAAAGACATTCTGGAGCAGCAGAAGATTATCAACAAGACGGCTCAGGTTTCGTCGATTCTTGGCACACTGCATCAGAACCCGCAAAAAGTCGTCACGAAGACGTCAGGTATCAATGCAAAAGAGCTGGCTCGTACCGGTCAGATGCCGGGTAAGGTCTGGACGACGAACGACCAAGACCCTACCAAGTCGATCCACTACTCCCAGCCGCCGGACATTCCGAAAGGACTGTTCGAGACGGAAGACCGTACGAAGGCCGACATCCGGGAAATGGTCGGCATTAACGAAGCCTACACCGGGCAGTCGGTCGGCTCTCTGACCACATCGACCGGCGTCAACTCCCTTATCGAGCGGGCAACGCTCCGGGACCGTGACAAGATGGTTCAGATTGACGAGTTCGTTGAACGTATCTCGGACTTGATTGTCATGAACATTATGTACAAATGGCAGGACGAGCGCCCGATTACGACGACCGGTCCGAACGGCAAGCCGCAGTACGAGAACTACACGCCAATTGACGAAGCCATGATCGACAATCTGGAGTGGACCGTCCGCTCTGACGTGTATGCCAAGGCTCCGACGACCGCAGCGCTTCGCAAGCAGCAGGCCGACAACCTGATGCAGATGCAGGGACAGTTCCAATTCGATCCTCCAGTTATCATTCCTGAAGAATGGATTCGGTTCCAAGACTTCGACTTCAAGGAAGAAATCCTGCTCCGCATGCAGACGGACCGCGAACGTAAAGAGCAAATGGCAGGTCAAGACTACGCACAGATGATCATTCAAGCCGCTGACCAAATCGCGCAGGCCCGCTCAAAAGGTATGGCTCCAGAGAACGCGCAGAATATGGCGCTTCAGATGGCTCAGCAAATGCTTCAGCAGAAGCAGGCCAGCGATTCGAAGAACGGCATATCGTCGCAGGTTCCAGAGCAGGCTCCGCAGCA